CCCGAAGGCGACGGCAAGTGACTGCAAATTGAATACCGTTGAACCAAGAATTCCTCCACGTGGTGTTTGTACCACCAGTAGGAAGCTGGTCTTCGACGGTTGCGCTAAACTCGTAAAATCTGCTCTGCACCTTGTACTTTCGGATGTCAAGATGGAAGTTACGGAACCAAACAGGTAGGCGTAAAAGCTCAAGAACGTGGTCCATAAGAATGGCCACGCGCGCACGTTGCTCTGAGTCGTTGCGCGAGAAATCCCCTTCTGAAGTGTATTCGAGGGTTTCGTCTTGAGTCAAAAATGTCCCGATCGAGGTGTCAGTGGTTTTGTAGCAGAATTTGATCTGAACATCGCCTAGACAAATGCAGTGGTTATCGTGTTCGAACAGGAACTGCGAGCGTTCCATCACGATCATAGCACCAGGACCAGTGAATGCGTTGTAAGCGTCATTTCCTGCGTTAATGATCCTTGGTGCCCAACTGTTGTCAGTGCGTTTACCAGCGAGCGTCTCTTTCTTTACCTGAAGGTCTTTGGTTCCGAGATAGTGGGCAGTAGCCATGTCCAAATCATCATAGGCAGCTCTCATCTTCGCCTGCTTCACAGGATCGAATTTGTTGAGCCACCTTTCTCGGTCTTCTTGGTTTTCCTCCCAAACATCAAAGAGGGCGTGGGCTTTGGGTTTAAGCTCCTCTAAGAGTGCAATTGCCTCTCTGAACACATCATCGTCGACATCATCTTTGTGTTTGAAGTCGCAACGTTTATTGACAGCAGCAATGAAGCTCGAGTAGTCATTGTTAGTGACGACAGGAACATCTTGCGACATAACTGGTCCCAGAATGTTGACTGGGTCATCATGCTTGTCATCTTCAGCGAGATGTCCGTCATATGTACATTTGACGGGTATCTCACCTTTTAACGCGCGGATTGGCACAACAGTAGCGCGGAGCGTGTCTCCGACATCAAACTGTCCTTCTAATGGGTCGCGGTCTTTGTTCGAGACGTTTATGGGGGCAGCGCCGGCCACCAGCTTCCGCTGAGCTCGATTAGAGTTCTCAGTCGAATGGAGCTGGCGGCCTATGTGCATACGAACGGGGTTGTAGTAGTTTGGTCTGGTTAGGTTGGTTTGGTTAG